AATCTAAATTTTTTAAATTAGAATTTGGATTAAAAACTTGAAGAATATCTCCTGCATTTTTTTTAGCATTATCTATAATTCTTGCTAAAAATATATCACCTCCTTGTGATATTTTATAACTTGCAGATAGTTGAGATAAATCTCTTTGAAGTTCTTTAAATGCTAAACCACTTATTTCTCCATTTTCTATTTTACCATTAATTAAATTAGTAATTTCTTTAACTACTTTAGATTTATTAGATTTACTTGTATTTGCATTTCTAACATTTTGAATAATAGAGGCTTTTAATGTATTTACTCCATCAACACCTAAACTTACATTAGCTAATTCTTTATTATAAGCATTAGTAAGTATATCGTCTGCTTTTGCAAAAAGTTCATTTCCTTTTAAATTTTTAGGTATTAAATTATTAAATTCAGATTTTGATAATTTACCAGTTATGGGTTCAAGAGATTCTTTCATTACTGCTCTATTAAAATCTGATAAAGCTGTAATTCTTCCTAATTGTATAGGATCACCAACACCAACTAATGATGTAGTTGATTGTTCAAAATTTCTAATTAAATTTCCACCTACACTTTCACCACCTAATGCTTGACCAGGTGTTACCCTAACATCTTTTTTCATTAATTTTTTTGCAAGTTCAGTTGTTTTAGGAAATATTTTAGCTGTTACACCCCCTGCAACTCCACCTATTGCACCACCTGTTACAGTTCCTAATGCTTTACCTTCAACACCTTCCCCTGCACCTGCTCCATAAATAGATCCTTGAATTGCTCCTGACTTAACTGCTTGTCCTACTTTACTTCCTTTATTAACTGCCTGTAATCCTTTTCCTGCTCCTTGAACTGCTCTTACACCTAAGCCACCTGCAACCATAGTAGGTATAGATCCTGCAATTTCTGATCCATAAGCAAGAAGTGGATTTTCTTTTCTAAATCTACTTAATTCATCTCTAGCTTGTTCTACTTCATCTTTATAAGATGTACCTCTAGTTAATGATTTATAACCTGCTTCTATTTCATCACCAAAACCAAAAGTTAAACCTTGTCCTGTTGATCTTATTAAATCTTTTGTTAAACTACTATTAGATTTATTAACTTCTTTAGTTTCTTTTTTTTCAAGATTTGCTATTTTATTTTTTATTTCTTTTATTTTTTTTTCTATTTCAGATCTTTCACTCATAAATCTATAGTCCTTCTAATGCTTCTAAATATAATTTTAATTGTTCAACACTTAAATTATCTGTGTTAATTTTATTTAATTCCTTTAAACTTAATTCATTAAAATTTGTTAAACCTAATTCTATAGTAGCACCTGAATCAATTAAATTTAATTGTGGTTCAGTAAATTCTATAGCTTTTTTTGATTTATAGCCTCTTGTTCCATATTCATTTTGAACACCAATATTATAATCATTAAGATTATTTTCATAAGTTCGGTATTTTTCTTTAAAGATATAAGAAATAGCATCTTTGACTCTTTCAGGATTACTAAAGGCATTTATATCTCCACCTAAATATTCAATAATTCTTCTAGCATCTTGTTCAGTTAATACACCACCACCTACAACTTCTTTTCTTGATGATCCTAATAATCCTTGTAATTTTCCATCAGCTAATTGAAGGGCAAGTTCTTCTTCAGTTAAATCATATTGTTTAGCTTTTGTGCTAAAAAATGTTTTCATTTTAGCAGTAAAATTATCAATTAACCTTTCATAACCTACGCCTGTAGTGTCAACTTGTTGTAAAAAATCAACATATTTTCTTAAAGATTTTTCATCATCAATAATATTTTGATTTAATTCTCTAAAATCCCTAAAAGATATTACACCATCAAATTGATCTCCAACATTTCTTATATCGTATTTACCTATTACTGATTCTAATTCTGTTTGAGGTATTCTTTTTCCATTAACATCTGCATATAATTTTCCACCTGAAGAAAATAATCCATATTGATTTCCATTTTTATCTCTAACTAAAGCACGATAAACAGGTTCTTTATAATTATAATTTTTTGTTTTTAATTCATCAATTCTTAGTTTTTCTCTTTCTCTTTCATTAGCTTTAGCAACATTATATCCATCACTAATTCTTGATAAGAAAGATTTAGGTTTTAATGAATAATCATCATCAATATTCATAAAAAAATCTCTACCAAAATCTGAAGTAGCAAATTGAACAGCTTTATCTAAAAGACCTTGCATTGTCATTTTAGGTTTTTCTTTTGTACCTAATAATCCTTTATTTGCTGTTTCAATATTTTCTTGATTAGATTTAGGTTCTACATTTAGTATTCCACCTTTATTTGCATCTTCAATATTAGGTTGATTACTTACACCTGGAACTTTCATATCAGGAGTTTCTAATTCTTCAGGATATTCAAATACAACTTGACCATCAACAATCTTTGCAAATTTTCTTTGATCTTCAGGTATCTTTCTTAATGCAGGATAATTTCTTAACATTGGATCACTAACATTAGGATCTTGAAATTGTGAAGTATCTAAACTTGTTGGATTTCTACGAACAAATTTATCATTCATTAATCCATAATTATCCATCATAGATCTACGAAATCTACTAGGAGGATTTGCTTGAATAGATGGATTACTACTTGCTCCATAAATATTATCTAAAAGAGATCTTCCTCCAACAACTGCTCTACTATTTACACCCATAGGTATAGGTTTATTTGTAAAAGGATTAATTGGTAAATTATTCATTGAAAATTGTGCCATTAAAAGAACCCTCCAAGTAAGCCACCACCGATTGCACCATAAAGAGGATTCATTCCAGGAATTTGACCTGCAAGATTTGCTCCCATACCTGCACCTTTAAGTAACCCTGCCCCTGTGTTTCTAAATACAGGTGAAGTTTCTATTGTGTTAGTAGGTACACTTGCACCTAATGAACCTAAATATTGATTTAATTTTATATATGGTTTTTGTTGTTCGTAATCATATCTAGCTATAGCATCTTGTAATTTAGCATTTTCTAAACCTTCTTTTTCTACACCTACACCTTGTAATTTAGCAATATCATTATAATCCATTTCACCAAGTCCAGGAGCAGTAGCCATTGTATTAGCCATAATATCTCTTTCACGATTATATTGATCGCCATAAACTTGATTAGCTAATTGACCTAGTTCTTGTGTTAATATTTCTTGATTAGCACCTGAACCAAATCTACCTGCTTCAGTAAATTGTGAATTAACATCTGATATTACATCACCTGCCATTTGGTCGTATAGTTTTTTAGAATAAGGATTGGTTGTAGGATTGAGGTAGTTTCCTGCTAATATATTTGATGCTTGAATTTGAGATTGGTTTAGTAAAGGATTACCTGCTAATGCTCTTGCTGTTGTAAGATTTAAAGCTGTTGATGTTTCAGGAGCAAAATCGGTGTAAGTTGCATTAGGAAAAAAATTAGGCGTACTTCCTTCGTACAAATCTTGTGCTGAATCTACTGCTTGTTGAAAATAAGGTCTAATAAATTCTGATGGTTCTGATGATGATGTAGTTGTAACACTACTTGGATTACTACCTTTACTCATGATAATTCCTTACTAAATAAATATACTTTTTGTTCATATCCTTTTAATTTCTTGCTCCAACCTTTGCGACCTGCAACTTCTACAGCGTTACAATGATTGTACTTAGCAAATTTTTCTATTGTTTGTTGTATTGGTTCTAACCAATTATCCATGTTGTTACCTCCTGCTAGGAAATAACGACAAATCTTTTTTTGAGGATACTGTACTACCTCTGTAATAACAGCACTCTCTACTTTCTTTTCCCAACTAATAAAAAGTTGAAAAGAGTTTTTTACTAACCCATCTAAAATATCTCTAGCTGTGTAAGTATCGTCTAAAGCCTTTTTTATAAGAGGCTCAACTTCATTCCATATAATATGTAAATCTTCTTTGGGTACTTGTATAATCACCCTACAACCACATACCCAAATGTTTGATCTGCGTTACCAGAACTAGCATGAGTTAATGTAGCTGTTTTATCTCCCCTTGCAGATACATATAAACTAGATTTTGCTGTATTAGCATTTGCAGTTGTTGGCATAAACAAGATAACTGAGTTACCACCAATTCTTTCATCTGTAAGTGTTGTTGTTGTTTGACTTGCTCTTAGTGTTACTGAACCTGTGCTATTTAATTTTCCATTAATAGTATTATTCAATGCACTAGAAACTAATTGTAAATGTAAACTATGATCTGGTATTGATATAGGTACGACAGGAAACTGATTGTCAGCCATTATCTTTTACCTTCTGGTCTTGCCTCTATATCTACGCCACTCATTGTTTTAAAGTTGCCTGTTACTGATACTCGTATTCGGTGGTATCGTGAATTAGATCGTATAGGACAATCTCCACTATCTTGTGTTGAAACTGCTGTTCCTACAGAAATATTATCTAATTGTGATGATCTAGTTATAGGTGTTACTGTAACAGTAGCACTATCTTCTTCGCTATCTACAATCGGTCTAACATTAATGATAGCTGATCTTCTACCCTCTACTCCTTCAAATTCTGTTGTATCAACTGTAGCTGATAAAGAAGTAGCAATAAACTTTCCAAATTTATTTTCTGAATTAAATCCTGCTAAACCAACAATCCCTTCTCCATAAAAATAAGAGTCTAATGATTTAGGTAAATTATCTAAGTTACCTAAGACATCTAAACTTTCTAATGTAGTAAAAGCCTCTTGTGATGCTGTAGAAATAAATTGTAAGTCTAATCCTGATCCTGTAGACCATTTATCTACACTATAGTTATAAATAATTAATTTATTATTTATTGTAGTAGTAGATGTTGCATCTGATCCTCTGTAAGACCAAACAACAATACTATTGTTAGGATCTATTGCACTACATATACCATCTAAATTAGAAGATAAATCATTATAAAAAAAATCATCAACTTTACCATTACCTATTGGTGTAAGTTGTTGGCCACCAGATAACATATAAAATCCATCTTGTGCTAAGAAGAAAATCATACTACCAAAAGATACTATGCTCTTATCACAAAATGCTCCTATGTTGTCTGAGATCTTATCAAATCTAAATATAAGAGGTGTTCCTGCATAGGACATTCTGTAAATAGCTTTTTCAAAGAATACAATTCCTGATTGTTCCCCACCAACTATACCGACAATATTACCATGTTCACCGACAATATCTTGATAGCCTGATTGCGTAGCTTGGCTAGGAGTCCAATCTGAACTGTCATTTAAGGCTGACCATTTAACTCGTTGGTTGTACCCTGTGCTTGATTCTGTTGTATATCCTGCAACAACAAAGTTATTAATAACTGTAATGTATTTTGCTTTAATAGAAACTAAATCAGAAAATGCTGAGTCTGTTCCTTGATTAAATTTTTGAATATTATCTGCATGGTTAGTAGCAATAATATTTGTACCAAACTGTGTAAACTTCCAAAAATCTCTAGCATTAGATGTTGTACTATTATTATATCCACCTGATTTAGACTTATCTATAAATACTTGTGAACTATTCATTTGATACAATTTTGTTGCATCACCTGCATAGTTAGTTACACCACTTGCTTGAAAAGATGAAAACAAACCTACTGCACTACCTGTTAAACCTGTACTACTTAAAGCCTGAAATCCTGGTAGTGATTTATACCCTTCTTTTAAAGGTATAACATTATCAACTTTTAAAGCACCTGAATTTTGATAAGCAGGAAGATCAGATTGTAATTGTCCGAACTTAATCATATTATACTATTCCTGTTGCTGACATCTGCATTGGAGAAGATGTTATTGATCCTTTTTCTGAAGATAAATTTGCGTTGGCTAAAGCCTCTTTATATAATCTTGCCCAAGTATCTAATCTTTCATCTTGCATTAAGAAAGGAGAAGATTCTGCTAATGCACCATAAAGATATAACTCAGGGTAATTAGTTAAAATTGTATTTGTTGTATTTGATTCTGATAAAGCTGTTATTGTTTTATAATAATCTATTTGTAATGTTTGTGCTGAGTCAGGAGCAACACCTAATAAAATGTTACTACCAACTATTGTAAAAAAAGTAGGAAGTCCTGATGTTTGTGTAACATTATATTTTCTATAAAAATCTCCATTAGCCATAAATCGTAATGTTCTATATGGATCACTTTGATAAATAACTGCTGTTGCTTCTAAAAAACCACTAGGCAAAGAATATGATTGTGTACCTGAAACTGTTGTTGTACTGGTATCTGTATTAACCATTTCTCTTACACGCAACTCTCTATTTAATCTGCTTTCTGTAAGCGTAATAAAATCACCCAAATATGAAGTGAGATCTGTCCTGTTGAGATAATTTGCTATTGTTGTTTTTAACAATGCGTAAGTTGTAAGAGCCATTATAAATTCCCTGTGTAAATCCTAAAGTGTCTGTTATCAGGATCATTAAGCCATCTAAAAAACTTTGGCTTATCTAAAACTTTTCCTGTTAATGAAATTATTTTTTTTTTTGCTAATTGATGAACAATAATGTTTGGTAATCTAGCTACTCTATAACCTTTAGCTTCTTGTAAAACTTTAGATTTATAAGCACCTTCATTTTGTGCAACTTTATTAGCTTGTAGTATTTCTTTTATGTCTGCCTGAGATTGATAATTTTCTATATGAATTTTATCTTCTGCTTCATCTACAATTAAATTTGTTTTAACTGACGATTGATCGCCAGGTTCATTTAAAGAAAACTTTTTAGCCATATTATTTTATAGCTTTCATAATCATTTGATCTATTGTTCCTTTAACAGATAAACCTTGATTACCTGAAAAACTTAACATTGGATCGTATTTTCTATCTCCACCTGAAGTTTGTTTAGATTGTTTTTTTTTATTACCTCTACTAATCATTGGATCAGCTTTGATTGAATTTTCAACAACCTTGTATAAACTTGAAGTATGTTTTTTATTAGTAAAAACACCCATTTTATTCTCCTGTTAAAATTAAAAAGGAGGGGATAATTCCCCTCCCTATCCTTAGACTACAAATAATTATGCAGTTAAGTTAAATATACCATAGTTAGCGTTTGGTGCTTTTGCTGTTAAAGTCCATTCTGCTAATAGTAATTTTTTATCACTATCACCAGTTTTTGCTAAGTCAGAAGTTTGGAAAGGTCTAAGGAAGTCTACACTCCACATATCCATTTGCAAAATATCTGCTCTGTTAGCATTTTGGAATCTATCAGGTACAAAAGCTACTTCGCCAAAATCAGATACATAAATATCAGTCGTTCCGATTGATACTTTGTCTGACGCATCTTTGTATTTAGTTGCTACACCATTGAAAGCTGATGCTAGTTGTTTATGACTTGCTGTCATAAGAACTGTATCAGGTTCTCCACCATTATTAAATGCTACTAAAAGACCTGCTTTTAATAAATCTTCGGTGTAAGTTCTATTTGTACCACCTGCGATTGCTGTAGCACCAGTACCTAGAGGAACTGCTGAAGGTGATCCATTTTTAGAATAGTTGTTAGTTGGTGATGCAGGGCCATACCATGTACCTACTGATGCAGATTTTCTAGCTGTAGAAGCATTACCTGCTACTTTAGCTTGTTCAATACCAACCATAGCGTTTTCCATATCACGCTTGATTTCTTTACCCATTTTAGCAAGTTGGTAAGCAATTTGCGTTCCCATTCCTGCATTATCAACAGCATCATCAGTACCAGAAATTGTTACTGATTTTGATGAAATTTGAGTATAGTTAGTTAGTCTTGAAGTTGCGGCTCTTGCTTCACCTGCATAGTCATCACCTTCAACTTGTGCATTTACTGCAACTGCCGCTAATGAGTCAGTTTGCCATTCATGCAAAGTATTAGTCGCTGTACCTTTTGATGCGTTGCTCATAAAAGGAGTTTCAGTTGGTGAAATATTATAGATCACATCAGCTAAATCTTCTCTTATTGAATTAACGCCATCATAAGTATCAAAAGTATTTGTTGGCTGTGCCATATACTTATCTCCTATTAGTTAATTGTTAAGAATACATTTCTTTGAAAATGTTTACTGCGTCTTTGACTTTTCCACTTTTTCTCAGAATTGCTTTTTTAGAGTTAATACGCTTTGCAACATCACTTGTTTCTTCAACAACTTTAGGACTAGATGAACTTACAACTTTTGGAGTTCTAGTTACTTTCTTATTTTTTGCGTTAGCTGTTTTTAACCTATTATAACGATAGGCATTAGCTAACATAAGAACTGCTCTATGATCTACTAACATTGAAATTTCTTGGTCTGTATATCCAATATCTTTTGCGAAATTGGTAAGGTTCTTTACGAACTCAGGGCCTTTTTCTTTGTCGCTGTAAATAGGTAGTTTTTCAGCAAGAAGATTTCTTTCTTTTTCCAAATAAACATTATAATTTCTTTCATGCTCTCTTTGTTTTTCAGAGTTTAATCGTTGTTGCTCTTGTCTAGTAGCTTCCATCATTTCTTTCCTACGATCTATCTCGGCTTTTGCTCTGACATATTCAGCAGGATCGTTTTCATAGAGTCTATCTAAATCTACCTGGTTTTCAGTAGTCTTTAAGTGTTCAGATAATACTTGAAGTTGTTTTTCGTATTGATCTCTTTTGATTTTTGCCTCCTCGTTATTCCTTGTTAATGAATTTTTAAGTTCA